AGTTACAATTGGAACAATCACTCCAGTTGCTGCAGCTGATGTGGCATCATCCCTTGATATTAATGCTAACAACAAAAATGGTAATCTTATCTGGACTACTAGAGATGGTGTTGGTTATGAATACTACGAAATAGAAGAGTAATGGACTTACCTAAAATCAAAAACAGCGATCTACCTCCTGAGATCAAGGCAATTCTTGGTGATCAAGATGCAGTATTCGATTCTATTGTCGATCCTAATGATATTGTCAGTATTGCACTCAGCAGTGACGATATGAAAAAATACTATGATGAAAGGTATGCTACTGCCATGCAGTTAATTGAAGCAAGAAATAAACTGGATGAGATGCAAAAACAGCAAAGAAAAATAAATAGTACAAAACAGAATAATACCGATGAGATTCAAAGACACAATAAAAGGCGCAAAAAAAATTCTAAAAATAGCAAAAAAGAATCCTGAGTTCTATAACGAAGAAGAACTTAAGTATGTAAGAATGCTTAAAAAACAAGCAAAGATTAATTTGAAAAAGAAACAATCTGTCACAGATGAGACAGATTCGGTAACAACTTGAACTTTTTAGATTGTATAAATACTGAGTCCGTTACATTTTGACACACTTGACCTGCAGTAGAGTGTGTGCTATAATATTCGGGCAACGCAGACAAGTCGAGTCTGCTTTCATCTGCGGGTAATCACTCCGCAAGTAAACTAAAAGGTAAACAACAAATGATTAAATCTTTCATCGCTGCAGCAGCCGCTGCTCCTCTCTTCGCTGGCGCTGCTTTTGCAGGACCCTACGTTAACGTGGAAACGAATGCAGGTTGGACTGGCGACGACTACACTGGTGCAACTACAGACGTTCATGTAGGCTACGAAGGCGCTCTGGGTGACACTGGTGCATCCTACTACGTTCAGGGCGGACCTGCTCTGGTCTCTGTTGACGGAGAAGAACTGGATACTCGTTTCTCTGGTAAAGCAGGTATTGGCGTCCCTGTCACCGAATCTCTCGGTCTCTATGGTGAGCTCTCCTTCATCACCGCAGAAGACGAAGCGTTCGATGATCTCGGTGTAGGTGGTAAATTGGGTGTGAAGTATAACTTCTGATTCTCAGTCTACATATAATAAACTAGGCACCCTAGGGTGCCTTTTTTAATCTTTCAATAAAACGCCATGAACTTTGTAATCTATACCCGACCTGGGTGTCCATATTGCACCAAGATTAAAAGTGTATTGGAGATGAAGCGATTCTCCTACACAGAAAAACAACTGAATAAAGACTTTAGTCGCGAACAATTTTACGCAGAGTTTGGACCAGCTAGCACTTTTCCTCAAGTTCTGCTAGACTCTAAAAGACTGGGTGGTTGCACCGAGTCTGTTAAATACCTGCGAGAAAACAAAATTATCTGATGAATCCTGAATTTTATGATCTGGTCGAACGTTCAATTGACATTGCATTTGAAGAAAACAAATATCCATTCAAGTGCTATAATTATTTGAAGTCTAGCAAAACAACTAGAAAGAACATTCGCGAGTTCATTGAATCACCCACTGCGAGAAGTATTAATTCTTTGATTGAAGAACTAGACAACTATATTCGTGGTGGTAACAAACAACTTCGGGAAGCGTATGGTCACATTCCCAAACCCAAAGCAAGAAAAATCAAGGAATACCTCAATACTATATTGAAGGATGCCTCTCAATATGAACTAGATAGACGACCAGGACGCAAAAAACGTACTAAATAAATCAGAGTTCATAGGGGGTAGGTTTCCATATTATTCTCAGTTTAAATGGAGGGAAACCATGTTAATCGCACTAGTAGTTCTAGTCATTATTGGAGCATTCATTTTAGGAATCACAACCTCTTGGTTAGCAAAAGGATATGTTGAGGACTTTATTGAGAATGCTGCATACGCTAAATCAGTTACTCATCCAGAAATGTTGGATGAAAACGGAAACATTTTACAAGATGATTTGATTTACATCCGCCCTGATATTCAGTATTGGGATGAGGACATTTTAGAAGATGAGGATTAAACGAGGTTAAATTATTATGCCAACAAAATCAATTGATAACAGCAACTCTAGGTTGCTTCTTAGTGAGATCTTGAGAAAGGTCTCCAATGCAAAAACCAAAAAGGAGAAGGTTGATCTTCTCCGTAAGCACAACAGCACTGCTCTCCGTCAACTATTGATTATCAATTTCGATGAGAGTATTGTTTCTGTATTGCCTGAAGGAGATGTTCCTTACACTCCTAACGATGCACCTGTAGGAACTGATCATACACGTCTTGAGTCTGAGTATCGTGGTCTGTATCGGTTCTTCAAGGGTGGTGCAGATAAACTACCCATGTTGAAGAAAGAATCTATGTTCGTTCAATTACTGGAAGGACTCTCTTCTGAAGAAGCAGAACTTCTGGTCCTTGCTAAGGATGGTAGGATGAACGACAAGTATAAGCGTATCACTAAAGCGGTTATCTCCGAAGCATTCCCATCTATTGAATGGGGAGGTCGTTCCTGATGGGGAAAGGTGTTAAAGTTCTCCATACGGATTGCGACCCTACTTTATCACAAGACAAAGGTCTTCCTTATACTGCTTATCTTGTAGAGTATCTGCAAGATGGCATGACTAAGTTTGATATCGTGTCTGCTAGTAAGCAGGTTGATATCTTTGACCATTATTATGATCTTTATAAAAAAGATTTCGTAAAAATGAGTCAATCTGAAGGTAGAATTAATCCTAGATTATGGAAAGATCCAAACGAACCAAAGAAAAAGAAAACAAAATGACTATCTACTTCGACAAACGTGCTGAAGAAGCACAGGATGCCGAAGCAGAAGAACAGAAACAAAAAGAAGAATCGGTCAAAGCAGCAGCTCAAGCGATTGCATTCTTTGTCAAACCTGTAGTTCTTATGCTATTATGGAACTGGTTGATGCCTACTATCTTTGGTCTGGTTACCATTGGATACTTCAAGGCATTAGGTTTGTGTATTATTGCTCGCATTATCATAGACAAGAATGACTAAAGTATGCTTAGTATCTGTCACTCCTGAGGCAGAGAAAACCATTGGGTATATTGCTCGTGTGAGCAACCCATCAAATCAGGACAACCCTAAGGTTGCAGGACTGCTGAAGTATTGTATCAAGCATGGACACTGGTCTGTGTTTGAGCAAGCAACCATGACTCTGCAGATTGAAACTACCAGGGGACTGGCAGCTCAAATTTTGCGTCACCGTTCATTCTGCTTTCAAGAGTTTTCCCAACGCTATGCTGATTCCTCCCTACTCGGTGAGAAGATTACACTCCCCGAACTCCGTCTTCAAGACCACAAGAATCGGCAGAATTCTATCGATGCTATTGATCCGTTTCTCAGACAGAAGTATGAGATCCTGATGCAGAATCATTTCAAGCAAGGTATGGAACTTTACCAACAAATGCTTGAAGATAATATTGCAAAGGAGTGTGCTCGTTTTGTGCTCCCCCTTGCCGTGGGAACAAAACTCTACATGACAGGAAATCTTAGGTCATGGATTCATTATATCAATCTGCGTACCGCCAACGGCACCCAGAAGGAGCATATGGACATCGCAGAACTATGTAAAAAGCATTTCATCTGCCAGTTCCCCACGATCTCTGAGGCGCTTGACTGGTGCCCTGAGAAGGACTGCGGATGCCCTGAGAACTTAGATGAGTGGGAATGTTTACAACCATCATTGAGGATTGATTAATGGATTTAAAACAAGATTATCTTGCTAAACCTCTCTACGACGAGTTAGCATTGATGTTTGATGAAGGTAATTACCAATGGTATTACCAAAAAGAAACTGGACTTTATATGCATACTTTGTATGACAGAGACATGGTTCAGAGTGATTCCTTTCAAGTGATCGATCAGATCTTTAGGAAGAGGTGTACTGCTAGAGCATGGACTAGTGCATATGTTCAGGCACTTTCTAAGCGTACAAAGAAAGATTCTGGTTTAGTGATTAACGAACCTAGAGTCGGTGAATATACTGCAGTATTTTACCTAACTACTTGTAATGCTAAGACTAAGATTGGAGATGAGAAGTTTGAGTTTGTTGGGAATCAGATTGTAGAGTTCTCTGCAACTGAATCTTATTCTCATGAATCATTTACTGATGATAGTGACAGAGCAGTAATTCTGACCCTCAATTATTTCTAACCATGCCTACTTACCCAGTAATAAATAAAAAGACTGGAGAAACACAAACTCTCCACATGACAATGAAAGAATATTGTGATTGGAAGGATGAGAATCCTGATTGGGATAAGGACTGGAGTCAAGGTGTCGCAGGCACCACTTATGGTCAACCCAAACAATCTGATGGATTCAAGGAAGTCATGTCCAAAGTTCAAAAAGCACATCCTCGTGCAAACCTGAGTCGATACACTTAAACTATGGCTAGAGCAAGGAAGAAAACTGGGACTCCCCAAACCTATCCCAATGGTATGTCTAAGAAGCAAATGAAACGTAAGAAACCTATTGATTCTTCATACATGGTTCCGATCAAACCTTTGACGGACAACCAGACATTTGCATATCAGCAGTACGAACAAGGAAAGAACTTACTGCTCCATGGCGCAGCAGGTACTGGTAAAACTTTTATCACACTCTACCTTGCACTTCAAGAGGTACTTGACGAAAACACACCTTATGATAAAATATACATTGTAAGGTCTCTGGTTCCTACCAGAGAGATTGGTTTCCTTCCTGGAGACCATGAAGATAAGTCTGCACTCTATCAGATTCCATACAAGAACATGGTTAGATACATGTTCAGTATGCCTGACGATAATTCTTTTGAAATGTTGTACGACAATCTACGAGCACAAGAAACTATTAGTTTCTGGTCTACAAGTTTTATCCGTGGTGTCACTATGGATAATTGTATTGTCATCGTAGATGAATTCAGCAACCTTAACTTCCATGAACTTGATTCAATGATCACTCGCGTTGGTGAGGACTCTAAGATCATGTTCTGTGGTGATATTACTCAATCTGATTTGGTGAGAGAAAATGAAAAGACTGGAATCTCTGACTTCATCAAAATTCTACAAGAGATGCAGGAATTTTCTTGTATTGAGTTTGGTATTGATGATATTGTTCGTTCTGGCTTGGTTAAATCTTACCTTATTAGTAAATATAATCTTGGGTTCTAATGTCCTTTAATTTTATTAATCTCGATCTCAAAGAACCTGAGGTCGAACCTGTGAATCGTGATGGCGTAAGGCATTACCCTATTCCTGGTACGGATAAATATTTTCCGAGTGTTACCTCAATCACATCGTTCAAAAACGCTCAGTTCTTCAAAGAATGGAGAACTAAAATAGGTGAAACTGAGGCTAATCGTATCACCGCTCGCGCTACACAACGCGGCACAGCATTCCACCACCTCGCTGAAGATTATTTCAAAGGCGAACTAAATCTAGACAGATACTTGGAAAACAATCCATTGTCTGTTAGAATGTTTCAGTCAGCAAAATCTACACTAAATCGAATCGATAATATTCATTGTTTAGAGACCTTTCTCTATTCACATTATCTTGGTTTGGCAGGTCGAGTAGATTGCATTGCTGAGTTCGATGGCGAATTAGCAGTGATCGATTTTAAAACCTCAACTAAAGAAAAAAAGGAATCATATATCGAGCACTATTTTGTGCAAGAGACTG